CACATTGCGAGTTTTTCCCTTTCCAGGTTTTTTCGCGAGTTTGCGACGCACCATATTGTCCTTGGTGTATGCGGAACTTATCCGTGCCCCAGTTTGAGCTTGACTGCTAATTGTGGGGCAAACATAACGGACGCGTTGGTCATCTACACGAAGTGTAGTTTCATCGGCGTGCTCCTAAGCTCTCTTTCTAGATGAGTGCCTTTTAAGAAAGGACTTTGTTGTGACGGTACTCACAACATCGAAGCATACTGCCAGCCTCAGGGCTCACCTGTTCGTCCTACAAGTAGGGTAATCGCCATCTCGAGGGATGTCTAGAACTTGTCGTGGAAGCATTTCTAGCAGAGCTATGATGAAATGGTTCAATCCTTCAAGAGCGTAACCGAAAATAGAGAAATATCGAACTGTAATTTAAACTATGCCTAACCGACACTCCAAAAACAAAAATAACAAAAATAAACACCACAACCACAAGAAATCACCACGCCGGCGCCGGCGCAACCCCCGCGGCAGCGCAGGACCCAATTTCAAACCTGTCGCTGCCCTCATCGCGGATCCCTGCAACGCCAAGCTCGTCCTCGGACAGTTCGGTGACGTGCAAGGATACCCCCAACGCGACTCCGCTGGCATCATTGCCGGAGCTGAAGCCGGAAGCTCCGGTTACTGCCTCTGGATCCCGGTATTCAATAATGACATCTCACGTGACTGGGGTGAGACTGACATTAACACTTGCAACATATTCTGCTGGTCCGATGATGACTCGGGCCTTCGACCGCTCGCCCTTGGCTACGGCACTTACGCCAGTAGATTCACCAAAGCGGGTACAACTGCAGGCAACTCCATTGACCCCGCCTACGGGTTGATGTATGGTCAAGGTGCTGAATTCCGCACCATGGCCGCCTGCATGGAGGCGATCTACCTCGGGACTGCTGATAACGCATCCGGGGAGATTGCCTTCGTCGAAGATTTCCCTGCCGAGTTGTTGTGGGGAGGTGATGACACTAAGACCGTTAGCGGTCCAAATGTCGACATGCTCTTCTCCGGCTCCACTCGGGTCAAACGCCTCGGCACCCGCCGTCATGAAAATGTGTGGCGTCCCACCGCGGACGGCACCTTCATGAGCGGCTCCGATGGCTACGCCATGACCCCCACCACCCACCCTGCACCTAGCGGTCGAGCCGCCTCCATCAAACCCATCGCTATGGGCTTTGCTTGGCGAGGCGTCGCCGCACCCACTAACATTAGTTTTAAATTCACCAAAGCTCTGGAGTGGAAACCACAGCTGGGAGTCTATTCCGGACACAAAGTTGGTACAACTAACACCGGACCGAATATAGTCAATTCAGTACTCTCAGTTTTGGACGCCCGCGTCCCAGATTGGACAGCCAACTCCCGTAAAGCAGTGAACAACATAGCTAAAGCCGCCTCCAACACCTACTCGCTCTATCACACAATGAGCGACGCTGGCGTGTTTGGACTCGTTGGGCAAGCTTACACTGCGTTACGCGGCACCTGATCCAGCGCCCCGCGCACACCACCAGGAGGTTTCACCTCCTTTCGTTCTGACGATAAACACCCACTGGGATACCTGCCCTTAGACATGGACTGTCACCACCATGCAATCACGAACTCGCTCTGGCTAGATGCGCCAGCGGTCCGATACACTGAAACGACTCATAGGCAGCTGCCGCTCAATATCAAAAGGATGAACCCGTTGGCTCTAGGTAGATCAACGGGGGATTCTTGCTTTTCCACCGAAGTCCGAATTTTGATAACGAAGCAGTCTTAAAGCCCTCCTCGGAGGCACGCTCTATGTACAGTTGGAATATTATGTAACCGCATCCCGATCGTTCCGATCCGTTTGCGGGCTGTCAAGATGGAGTTTGGTCACTCCCTAGCAGCCATAATGACGTGGTACGACACGCTGGAATTCCGATCCAAGTGAACACCGCCCTACTTTTAACACACGAAAATGAGTACTTTAAGCAGAGAAGCTACTCGGGGAGACTTCAAAACGCCCCGATACCCACCTAATGCGGCCCTCACCGCTCCAAATACGGCACACCTTTCTCAAGGGTGCAAGATTGAACTCGCCAGCCTTCGCGGGTACAGCGAAGGCGTCACCCAAACAGGCGACAACCTGTACTGCACCTCCTTTGTGCACTGCAAGCTCGCCAACGACTGTGACATTGATAAGCACTATCATAAAAAGAAACCTAGTGAAGGTAAGAAGAGGAGAGAGCAGGAAAAGAAACGAAATGCGAATATTCGGATCTATGCCTGTAAACTCGACTTACCTTCTACGCCCGGGTGTGCGCAACACACCCACTGCCGTCATATTGCCAAGTGCGCCGCTAATGCGGCCAGCGCCCTCCAAGATTCATTGATGGACGCTGAGGATCAGAAGCTTGCCGAGGCAGACCAAACTTGGTCTGCTGGCAATCCTTACGGTCCGCTCTTCATGGGCAATGAAGACGACGACACCACGTCCTTTGGACACCGCGACGTACCCGTCGCATCCCCGCATGCTCATGCAGAGCTTGTCACCCGTTGCTGTCAGGTGGGACCACAGGAAGCCAGCAACGCGAATAATGTCGCTTTGGTAAAGCGATCGCGGGACGCACCGCGGCATGTGCATGCGAACCAACCAACTCCGATCATCTGTGCGATGGAGAAGGTTGAATATAACGGGCCACCGCCCCTCCCCCCTGCTCCCGCCCCTTGGGAGTGGTTCGCGGAAAAGGAATCAAAAGGCGTTCCACACATCGCCGCCTCTGAATGCAAACCGCAAGCACCAAGCGAAACGCCTTCAGAGCAGGTCTTCGCACCAAATACCGCGGAGGCTAAACAAGTAGATCTTACAGACGAAAGTCTGACCTGCCAAACAATCAACAATGGCAGTGACGAAGAAAAATCTTCACCTACGGCACCAACCACCACCAACACCATCACACCCACCGAACAGTGGATGCGGGCGCTACACCCCCTTGGGCTTCACCAGCGCCTCACCCAGCTTCAACGCTTTAATGAATTACCTCTCGAAGAAGTGCTCATTTACGGTTGCGAAGTCACCTACCGCCCTAAGAATGTTTTCAAACGGGCGGGTATAAGCATCATGAACAAAGTCTTCAAGAACGGCCTCCAGCGCACAGTCAATTCAGATTCGCCTGGTCGGTTAGCCGAGACACATGAGTTATACTCCATCGAGCAGACGACCTGGAAGCTCTTTGGATACGCATTCGGCAGTTGTGGTGAATCAGGCACCCAAATCTACAACTCGGAGTTGTTCCAACATTTTCGTGTTGGGACCATCTACTCTGAGCTGGCACGTAAGATTTTCGCACACCGCGACCTCCTCACGCGCAGCGCCATCAATAGAGATGGTAGCATTAGACAACAAATCCATGGCAAGATAGCCACACTCATGGAGGCCGATGTTGATGGTGCGCTTTACCTCTTAAATCCCGAGTACTTCGAGAACACCGTCTCCCACATCAATAATCTCGTCGCACTGCGCTCCATGCGTAGAATCGCCGATGACATTACCCCTGGGAACAAGAAGCTGGATTTTCGTGGCATGGCGCGGACTGGGAAAGCACGACCAGTCGCGCGCCGTATCGCATTGGCGTAAGCCCGTGCATCGTTAATGAAGAATACACCTTGGATCCACGGTTCGTTGTGATCCAAGGTGAAGAATATATGTCTGAAGGCGAGGTCTCCTTCCCTGATGCGGGGAGGGATGTCGAAAATGGTGAGACAGACGGCACTTACAGAACTGTATTTGGCTGGTCTATCGCGCACAACGGAAAGATTTATGCCCGTTGCGACGCCAACCTCAAACTCGCACTCCACAGACAGACTACTGTCCGAGAAAGCGTTCAATATCACACACAATTGATCGCCAACCAACTTAACTTCTTCAACAACCATAAGACTACTTTTAATGCCCTCCGAGAACTATACGAAGAGGACTTTTTTGATTATTCTAACATTGACCAATTAGCTGAGGAACACCATGCAGACCCCCACCCAAAGAGGATGTTGAGGGAGCGAGCGTGGATAGACATTAATGAGGATGGTACACGAGAGCAACGTGTATGGGCGAAGAAAGTCCCTATCAATATGAAGCCTGATGAATGGGCAAAACCTGGAAAGAACCCACGCACCGTTGGCGACCTCGGTGTTGCTGCTAGCCTCCAGGGCTTCATGTTGAGTAAGTACCTCAAAAATGCTATGGCCAAGAACGATTACATATACAAGTCGATGACTACACACTTTTGTAGCACACCGAATCAGACTGATTTATGTGACGTTTTTGATAAACTTTTGTGCCCGCCCGGCAGAGCTTATTTCGCCTACTTCTCAGATGACTCCTCCCTCTCCTTCCGCCAACGCGATGGGACAGTCATTATTTACAACATGGACATCAAGAGCTGTGACAAGTCACATGGCCCCGCCATTTTCGACGCCCTCTTGATGACCACACCAGCAACTGCTAGAGCAGGAATGCAGGTGCTTGTTGACCAATGTAAATTACCTATACAGATAACTAGTATTGACAACCTCC